TGTGAATTTCTCCATGTTTCATATTCAATTTGAGCTGCCATATGATCTGCATGATGAAGAATTAACGGTAAATTTGTTTTTAATTTTGCTTTAGCTGTCCTTGCAACGAAGTATGGTTTGTTACCATCATCATACATACCATCGTGAATTTTGATAGCTTGATATTCATTCCAAGACATATCAACACCGTATTGATGAAGCAAAAAGATTGATAAATCAGGAACCATCGTGAAAGGAATATTTTCGTTATGCTTATACATCCTTCCCATATTCTTTCGATGCCAATCAGATGTTTCAACTTGGTATACTTCATTACCTTCGCCCGGGAAGCCTGCTTTGCCTAAATCATGATGCATTGCTGCAAACATCAATTCTTCGAAAGTATAACCAGACATATCAGCACCCGCGCCTTTCCACATATTATATTGTAACTCTGCACAACGCATTACATTTAAAACGTGTGCAACATAGCCACCGGCAAATGCATTATGATAATGAGCAACAGAAGATGCCGGCATAAGTGCCATTCTGTTTTCATACTCGTCATACATTTTGTTGAGCGAGTCTTTTCGTGTAGGAAATAGTTCATTTACTCTAGAACGATATGTTTCCCAATTTTGCTTGATTGTCTCTGCGGATAGATTCATTCGTAACTGTTTTTATTTATAATATAATGAAAAAAAGTTATCTAACAAAGATAACACTTCTTTCTTTTTCACCCATTTCTGAAATTTCTTGTAAAGAATATCCTTCAGTATATAAATGTGTACACTCCCAGCACATTACTGATTTTGCTGAAGAATCAACACGTTCTACTTTGTTTGAACATAATTTACATTTCATGGTAACATAACCATCTGATCGTAACTTCTTTTTTGCCATAACTTATGATATAATTTTAGGTCTATTTGTTTTTTTCTTTTCTTGATATAATTCTTCCCGTTCAGCTTGTTTTTGAAGCCATTCAATATCGTCGACTTCAAATTCTTCTGCTGCTAACGTGTCATCCAAACCATCATTAAGAGTTGAATCCCAATCATCATACAATCCATCTTTTACATCTTGTTCGGTCATATCTGTTTTTTTATTTGCAATTTGTGCTGCAATTAGTAAGGTTACTGCTAACGGATCAAACACAAAAATAAAAATAAGAATGAACCAATTCACAACCTGATTCATTGGTTGATTAGTTAATTCAGCTACATATCGCAACGGGCCTAATTCTGCAGCAACATCATTATTTGATTCTATATCTAATACTTGCAAATCCAAACTAGTAATTGAATCAGTTAATGATTCTATTTTTAAATTTACTGTATTTCTTTGTTGTTTAGAATCATCAAGTTGTCTTTCTAAAACTTTACGAGTAGAGGACGATGTTGTTGTTATAATTTCACCAGTTTCTTTATCACGATATTGAATTACATTGTTAGATAAACCTTTAGATAATTCTGATATTGATTCACTTAATTGTTTCTTTTCTGCAGAATATTCATCTAGTTGCGTTTGAAATCTTTCACGCTTCAACTCAATTACATCTACTTGTTTGTCTAATACTGTAAGTTGATCGGCCGTTGTTTGATATGCTGATACTAAGAATCCATATATACCTATAGATGTAATAAACATCAACACAAATACTGCAGTAACAAGATAGGTTTTTAATAAAAATCCTATGCGTTTCCAATATTGATGAAGATATGATGCAGTAATAAGTTTAGATACTTCTAAAGTACCAGCCATTATGACAACAGCTAATGCCTGAGCTGAAAATAGTTTGCTTAATCCGAATACACTGTAATAGGCAGCACTGCCGGCTAATGCAAATGCTGAAGCGTATACAATGTATGGAAAAACATTTTTCACTATTCTCTATCTAAATAATACTTTGCTGATTCTAATTTTCTATAAGCAGCAGTTAAATTTGTTAGTATTGCATTTTTGTCTGCATGACCTGCTGCAATAGACTTTCCTGCACTTTTAATAATTTCCATGGCGTCTACCATGTCATCAGAAATTTTTGCTTTAAAACGATAATGTGCCATAACTTTCCTTTTATATAAATATTAATCTTGTAAAATCTGTGGTGTTTCGTACAACCCAATTTGCAACAATGACTGTTCTTTTGCTTTAGCTTCAACCTCGATGTCTAAATCATCAACATCATAAGTATTAGGTAATTCTAAGATATAATCACTATGTGCCTGTTCTTTGATCTTGCTGAATTCTTTGTATAACTTTTCAAATGTCGGCCATTCTTCTAATTTGTCAAATGGAATATTGTGTTGTTCACAAACCAATTCTAACTTCTTTTGGTATTCTTTGCGACGAGATTCAGAATAATGGGTACATTGGGTAACGCCATGAACCTCATATGTTTCTCGAGCCATATAGAAAGCTTCTTCTTCAGACAAATCACCGGTATTGAATTTGTGATGCCAATAATCAAAAGTAACCGGAGTGCCTGTCTGCTTATGTACCATTTCATAAAGATCTCGTACAGAATACATTGAAGCCTTGTCATCATTCTCTACAACTAAGCGAGCTTTAAGGCGATCTGACAAGCGATCAAAATTACGAAGCCATCTGGCAATCGTATTAGGCTTATCGCCATAAGTAGCACCTATATGAATATTGATAAGGTTATCGGGAGTAGCATCATCGTAGCCTAACAAATCAAACATCTCTGAATGTCGTTCGAGACTAACAATTGTATTGTCTACTACAACCGGATCTGGAGAACCTAAGATGTTGAACGGACCTGGATGTGTAGTGAGTCGATGTCCATGTTCACGAGCATAATCGCCCGCTTCACGAAGTATGTCTGCAATAAGATCAATTTCGGGTAAATCTTCTAGTTTATAATGATTCCAACGAGGAAATATCTCAGAGCCAATTCGAAACAATCGAATGCCTCTCTCTTCATTCCACTGAAGTATAGGAAGCAAATCCATTGCATTTTCTAAAGATATATCAGAAGCAAGTTGCAAACCACCTTCTTCAAATTTTCGCTGAATCATCGTACGACCCGTACGAATTTTTTGGTTGCCCAACTCCATGTTGATGCAACAATACCCATATCTAACCATAATGTTTCTTTTATATAATATAAGAACATGTTTTCAATAAACCAAATATTTATAATAATAATTACAGGGCGTATATGATAAAACTAAAATCATTATTACACGAACAAACAACGTTGTTTAAACGAGGCATGAAAGACCCGCAGGTTGGAACTAAAACCGGGCCTATTGCAAAAATACAACAAAAATTAATTGATGCTGGAATGATGTCTAAGATTCCGGATACAAGTTATGGTATCTATGGTCCTAAAACAGCAGCTGCTGTGAAGAAATTTCAAGAAAAACAATTTCCTAACAACCCAAAAGAATGGGATGGTGCAGTCGGCGCTAAAACAACTGCAGAATTAGATAAACTATCTACATCATCTGATAATACTAATTATAAAATTGATTATTCTTTTGGCAGTAATATACCTGGTATGTCTACATATGTTGCAGGCGCAGATCGTGACGAAATTGAACGTAAAATGAGTACAATTGATCATGAGTTATCAGGGAAAATAATAAATATTATAAATTCATACAGCGATAAAGAAAATTTTCTACTTGTAAGAGGAACAACACCACAGAGATTAGAATGGTATAAAAAAGGAAAGTTATTTAAAACATTTAGTGCTTCATGTGGTGCTAAAGGTTTTGGTACTGGAGAACAACAAACTACAGCCGGGCCTTTAAGTGTATCTCAAAAATTCGGCGAAGGACAGCCAATTGGCACTGTATTTGCTGGAAGGAAGCCCGTAATAGAAAATGGAAAAGTAAAAGTTGTACAACAATGTCCCGGAAAACTGGAGATGGAAGGTTTAATTGATTTATTAAAACGAAAAGTGTATTCTGTATTCAATATACCAAATGAAGAAAAACAAGTTACTAGCGGTCATTGTGAAGCATTAGTATTGACACGAGGTTTAGTTATTGATAATAAAAGATCAATATACATCCATGGTACAAACAAAGAATTATCATTAGGAGAAGCTAGATCCCATGGTTGTGTCCGTGTTTCAAACAATGATGTTATTGACTTATTTAATAATATACCTATAGGTACTGATGTTTATGTATTCCCAAATTAATTAAGTACAAATACTTTTATTGATCCTCGTTCTCGAGATAATCGAATAATCATATTATTATCATACACTGATGTAGCAAAACATCCATGAGATCTTCCTAAATAACCATTAGTGTTTAAAAACTCTTGTTCTGCATATTCAGCTGAGTGGAAAACGATATTACGGCTACGTGCATTATTATTAGTAGAATCCAACCCATCAACCCGCATACTATATCCATGTTTTCCATGATATGTTTCAGCTGTTTTATATAAACCTATGCTAGTTTTATGCGATCCATTTTGATTTGAAAAACTTGTAGCAACTAATTTCCCACTATTTATGCCATGAGACACATATGTATTTAATAATACAGAATCGCCTTCTAGTATCCATAATCTTTTTTGGGTTGATGGCATTGAGTAATCTATATACATAATTCGTTCATTTCCATATTGTTGTTGAATATGTAAAATTTTACTTGGTATTGTTTTATCAAACTGACATTTAAATGTAGTAGTGATATTAAATAAAATGAATAATATTATAAATAAGCTGTATTTCATCTCTTTTAATTTATACTATAATATAAGAAAAAAAGATATAGAATCCAAAAAAAATATGTATATATTTATTAATATAATTATGTAAGATAAAAAATTATGATAAAGTTAAAATTACTATTAGCAGAACAAACTCCGGAGTCGGTAATGGATAGAAGATTTGGCATTACCTCAAAAAATGATGAGTTATTAAATCAAAAGACTACAGAGATAAAAAATTTAAACTCTAAATATCCTTGCATAAATGAATCGTTTAGATTACCGTTAGATATTTTATTACAAAGAGGGTATGATAAAAACATATTAAAACTATCTTTAGGTATTATAGGTAGGGAGAGTAGTTTTGCGTCTGGTACTAGATATTCTATAATAAACCCGGCTAAGGAATTGTTAAGTTGGTTAAGTTTTGATACTTCATTTGGCCCTGGACAAATGAAAAGTTCTACCGCCAAAGAGTTAGGGTTAGATTTTGATTATATCACATCTAACTTAGGTGCGTTAGATGGAGTTTACCAATACCTAAATAAATCAACAAAAAAAGCTGTAATAGAAGGATATAGTAATTCCCCATCCAGTTTAGGTAATAATGGGACTGGAAATGCTATATATGATATTGCTATAGCGTCATATAATATTGGTCAAAAAAATATAACAAAATGGTGTCAATCAACAGATCCAGACAGATTAAAGCAAGGATTAAAAGATAAATGTCCTGAAGTCGACCCAAATAATAGTAAAGTAATCAAAAATTATATACCTAATATTACAACTAAAAGATGGGATGGTGTTGAAACATCGACTCGTGGGTATATTGAAGAAGTTGCCGGTTATTATAAAAGTTATAAATGTTTTTAATCGAAGTTCTTGTAAATATTTAAACTGTTTTTACATTCACGAACTAACCATTATGTAAACTTTCTAAGAAAATCTTTTTGTTTTTGTACTGCCTCGTCTAGTTTAGAATAGCTTTTTCTTCTTCTAGTTGTAGTTCCCTTACTGTTTGCTGTATTGCTAGACTTATCATCATTTTTTGTGCGGTG